AACATGAAGTTAAAAGTACCAGAAATACCAAGAGGCATACCATCACTGAAACTCCCCTGTCCGAAAGGGTAGACTAAAAATACAGCTGCGGCTGCCGAGAGTGGAGCTGTGTATGCCACAAATATCCACGGTCTCATTCCGAGTCTGTATGATAGTTCCCATTGCCTTCCTGCGTAGGCGGCGACACCTATCAAAAAATGAAAGACAATAAGTTGATACGGTCCGCCGTTATATAGCCACTCGTCTAGGCTACCAGCTTCCCATATAGGGTAGAAGTGTAATCCGATTGCATTAGAGCTCGGAACCACAGCTCCTGATATTATGTTGTTCCCATATAATAAGGAGCCGGAAACAGGCTCACGTATGCCATCTATATCTACAGGCGGTGCTGCGATGAAGGCGAGTATAAAGCAAGTGGTGGCAGTTAATAGACAGGGTATCATAAGCACACCGAACCAACCTACATAGAGGCGGTTCTCGGTGCTAGTTACCCACTCACAAAACCTATCCCAGTTACTTGCTGATAGCTCTTTGTTGAGTTGTATGGTTGCCATTTATTAGAAAGTAATTTTAGTTCCTAATTTTGTTCCCCAGTTATTGTCAGCATCTTCTACTTGTGCGAAAGATAGCTCACCATAAATGTTTAACTTACTTGTTACAGGTACATTAAGTCCTGTCTTACCTGACCAATTAGAGTCAGAGTCTCCACCATCAGTAGAGTTAAGTGTCTTACCACCTTGTATGTAGTAAGCTAAGTCTTTGACTTTACCTTCATAACCTACGTGTAGGTCTGTTGCTCTTGACTTATAGTCAGAACCAGTGTAGCTAGCGTTAGACTCTATGTTAACATAAGGACGTGCTAGTACTGGTGATGTTAAAGTAGCTGCTACTGCAACTAAGAAAAAATTTTTCATTAAAAAATTCCGGGTATAATTTGACCTGTAAATATGTAAGCACCTAAAGCTGCGGAGAATCCTAACATTGCTAGGCGTCCGTTTAGTTCTTCAGCCTCATGCCATTGGTCATGTGAGTGGTCATGTTCTGTGCAGTCTGCGTTGTGTGACATAATTCTTGGGGGTGTTTCGTTTGGAAAAATATTTTGTTTACCGTATTCGGTAGTAATCATGAGTTCGATTTGGGTAGTACATATAGCCGAGGACGATACGATTCGGGTCGGCACTCTGATTACTTCTTAATTTTTAAGTTATTGGTTTGGAACTTATTAATAATATTAGGAAGCTCCTCTTCAGGAATACGAAGTATTTCAGCTGCATCGCCGGGTAATATTGTACCCTCTTCTAATCCTTTTATTACATCTGCTTCAAACTCGGGTCGTCTTATCCTGTCTTTAGCAGTTTTATCTAAATGTTCCCAACCGCCACCGTCACCATGAGCTATTTTCAACCCATCTTTTGGTCCTTGTACTTGATCATGGAACTGATGCCATAATATATTCAAACGCATATTCTGTTCATCTGAATTAGCCTCAGTTGATTCTAAAATAGTTTTTAAACCATCCCAGTATAACTCTTCAGGTAAACCTCTTCCACTTCCACTAGGGAGTACCCAGTTTGCAGTCTCCTTTCCGGGTGCAGGAACATAAGGTCCGCCGGGTGCTGGCTTCCAAGGTTGGTAAGGAGAATGACCTCCTTCCTCTTTACCGGGCTCTTTCTTTTCTTTACCTATCATTAAGTCCCTAATTATTTTTGCTTCCCTTTTTTGACTCTCTATGAGAAATGTTGGATCAAATACTTTTCTCTCTTCTTTTGTTAGTCTAGCCATTAGAAATTAACGTTTGAACGTGATAATTTATCTTGTATATCCTGTCTGTATGCAGGATCTCTATCATATCTTGGATCTCTCATAGCTTTAACAACCTCTGCTTGACTACGGAAACTTGATCCGTCTGTCCTAGGTGCGGTACCTGTAATCATTTGTCCTTCTTTTCCTATTGTATCATTATATTTAAAAGCTAATGAATTAATTGCAAAAAATGCTGAAGCTGGATCTCCTCTTTCCATAACTGAATCAAACATATTGATCTCTTGTTCAGTTAAATTTTGGTTAGCCCATTGAATCATGTTATTGTAGTTAGCTTCTCCGCCAACAACATTCTTTAAATCAGCTGCATCTTGTTCAGTAAAATCTGGAGGTCTAGGTATGTATTTAGTAGAAGCATCTTTCACCCAGTTAAGGTGCATGTCAGCTAGTTCTTTACTAGACATCTTAGACAGCTTATCCAAAGTCTCTTCCTTATACTCTTTACCAGAGTTAGCTTCATCGTAAAGGGTATCTAAGAAGGAAAAGTCTGGAGCATCTTCTTCAGTTTCATTCTTATCTTCTGTATCTTGTGCTTCTTCTTGGACTTCATCCGTAGGTTGCTCAGTATCTCCGCTAGCTTGAGAGTCTTCTCCAAGTTTTTTCTGGAGTTCGACATAAGCTTTCTCTAATTCTTGAGCGTCTTTGTACTTGCCAGCAAGGAGGTTATCTTGAGCCTCCTGCATAGCTTCACCTACCTTGAGAGACTCTTGTTCCTCTGCATTAAGGTTGTCAATCGTAGTAGTTTCTTGAGTGTTTTCGTATGTTAATGTTTCTGCCATTATACTTATTGATCAGGTGGTTGTTGATCCATTGTTTCTGCCATCTTAGCAGTTGCTTGGATCATCTGAGGTGTGTTCTTAACAGCTTCCATCTGAGCTTGTTGCTCTACAGCTTGCTGTTGTTCCTGTTGCAACTCTTGCATACTCTTCACGAGGTTTAGTACATCTATACCTTGTGCAGCTGCGAGTCGTTTAATTAATTCATCAGGATTAATGTATTGTGCAATAGCTTCTGGTCCCATTGTCTGTGCAATAGTTTGTAAGAACTGACCAAGAGCTTGTACATCTTGTCCTCTACCAAGTGCATTTATACCAGCTACGATGATAGGCTTGACCATACCTTTAGGTATACGTGGTATCTCGCCTGTCTTCTGGAATACATTTAGTTTTCTATTTAAGTATGGTACTAAAAACTCAACTGTAAGTAGTCCAAAGAGACCACCTAGTTGTTGCTCTAGTTCCATCTGTGTCATCTGTACTTCTTGTGCAGTAGTACGTTCTGAATCTCTAACTGATAGGATCAAGAATGCTTCATTCAATCTCCTTTCCAATGCTTGCATAAGTTGGTAAGCAGTCTGGAAGTCGGCGGTCTTACCTACCTGTATAACTCCAATGTCATCTGGCCGTCCTTGGACTATTGCTCCGTTGCCTGCGTTAGCCAACGTCTGAGGTTTAGTAGTACTTGAGGGTGATACAGTGAAAACAACTTTAGCAGCTGCTGCGGAGCCTTCTACAAGTGCCTGAGACAATGCCTCGAGAGACTTGAGATCTCCTATAAACTGACCTACTCTACCACGACCATAGGCTTCTCCATCTACTGTATTAAAACGTAGAGGTAGCCATGGTGTTGCGTCGACTGGAGCTTTACTATGTGACTCTGGAATTACTTTGCCGTATACTTCTTGATACCAAACGAACCTATTGTTCTCTCTCTTAACACAAGTGTAAATGTCACACTCCTGTTTCTCTGGTTCGTCTGATGCAACTAGAGGCATCTCCTCCTCGGGAGGTAGATATTTCTCTATTAGTTTTTTATTAATACGTTCTCTTGTGACTATTTCAATTACATTTCCGTTGCCGTCTCGTTCTAATACGAAGCGATTAAGAGGAAAGAGTTTTAATCCTGCCTTGCCCATAAAGATAAGAGCATTACCACCTACAACTAGATGTTGTAATGCTTGGTGTATTACTACACGATCATCTGATGCTGCAATAGAATCAAGGATGGTTCGTTCTATCTTTGAAAAGGATAAGTCTAATTCTGATTTTAACTCAGGAGGTACGTCTCCTAGTTGTGACTCGTCCACTTGCAATTTAAAAAAGCTAGTCTGTGGGGGTACGAGGGATAGCGAAAGCTTTGATGCTAACGCTACCACTCCTTTTGCTCCGACTGACTGCCATGGTGTCTTCAATTGCTTCATACCTTTGGACTGATCTTCGTGTCCTCTGATAAGGTATGGTAGGGTAAGCTTGGTTGCTTCCTCGGCTTCACTTAGAAACTGGCTACGATCACTGCATAAATAATCATAACGTTCTTTAGCTGTCATTGTTAATAATTAAGTCCTTGTATTCTCATTCCGCCACGGTTAAGTGAACCGGAACCGTAAGCTTGTCTGCTACGTCGACCTTGACGTGCAAGATCTCTACCTTGTTCTTGCAATGCTGCTGCATTTCCTCCGACAGCTGCATTGATATCAGCTAGTCTAGCATCATAAGCATCTCGCTGTTGTCTTCTACTATCTTGCCAGCCTTGCTGTAGATCTGCAAGCTTCTGATCATACAGTTCCATTTGTTCTTCAAATTTTCCTGTTGTCCATCTACCCCAGTCACCTTGCTTAACGGATGTACCGTCAGGCATAGTATAATAAACTGGTGCTGATAGTGCAGCCTTACGCTCGTTCATCCAGTTTTCAAAGTCTCTACCTCTTTGGCCCATCTCTGAAAATCTTGAATGAATCCACTGATCATCATATGGATTCTCTACTTTTTGTGGTGGTCTTGGTCCTCCGCCGCCCATAATTTTTCTCCTAAAGTTCTAGTGTTACTATTGAATGTTTGTCGGTCCACTTTAATTTCTTAGCTAGACCCTTTCTTACTTTGGCTTCTACAAAATCACAGCCATTTACTCTTGCGAAATTAGTTATAGAATCCCAAAGGTTCATCCAAGGTTCATAATCATGACCTGATTTAGTTGCCCAGACATGAATGAATAAGGATGTTTTAATTGGATACCTTATTATCTCTCCTATTAATACTGCTTCTATCTCTGCTGGTTCAGCATCGGTATCGTGACCTACCCAAAGGTAATGTCTACCAGTATAAATAGGTGAGAAAAAAGAATCAGCATCAACTTCGCCATTGGAATGAGACAATCCTTTATCAATTATCTCTGCTGCCTCCGGCCATATGTAAGGAAGTTCTTTAGGTTGGATTAGAATTTCCTGTTTCATTTTGTTAGTCGTTCTCTATACCACTCAACGACGGAGCGTTGCCCTGCTTTGTACATAATACTAGCGAGCTCCTCCTTTGGGTGGGGTGTAAAAGGTGGATAGGTCTCCTCTAATTCATTCAGAAGAGACTCAGGTGTTGGCCCGATGATGGGCTCAAGCATATTGAGGGAGGTTGGTGTTTGCATGTTCAAAGAATGCTGGCATACGAGCTGCTTTTGTGTCAGAAAATTGAGGTGCTTTTCCCTCATACATTAACCGATCGCTCGCATCCAGCCAAAATTTTTTGTCCAAATATTTGTCGGTAGTATTTATACCTAGTGGTTGTAGTACCCAGTTAATAGTTGCTTTCCGAAGTTTATCCAGAGAAGGGCTAGGAACAAGACCCAACTCACGACATACAAGGCTATTTGTTGCCACGTGGATCTGTTCATCTCTGGAAATATCAGCTGATACTGTTCTAAGAGCAGCATCACCAAGAAAGCGAAACATAGGTAGTAGAACAAAGAATATAGCTCGCTCTGCAACGAGGGCTTTTGTGATAGTGTGATCAGGGTGTTGTATCCAAGCATCTCTAAGTCTTAATGCCTCCAGTTCCGATTGAGGATCAGCCCCATGGGATTCAACAATGTAGCCAAGTGCGAGATCATGCTTGATCTCATCTTTAACGTTCGATTCAAGAAGTGTCCTCGCTGCTGACGGTACGGTCCTTTCCAAGCCTTGAGTAATAAATTCTCCAACTGGTAGCTCCATATGACGTATTGCGAGAGCACGCTTGATGGTTTCTTCAGCACCTTCTTTTATCTCCCCTTTCGTAGGTTGGACTGGTGTCCATGTTCTTTTTCTTTCTAATAATTGTGTGTAAGGATGTTTTCTCATTGTTCGCAGTCGCATTTTATTTTGTTATCACTTAGTATGTCGTCCAAGTAGCTCTCAATGTCAGTGTCACCTAATGCTGCATAAGCATCAGACTTATCTTGTACATCTCCCATAACTTGTAACGAATAGTATAAAGAAGTTTGTGGACTTGATAGCCACTCTTCTATAAATGCTTCATCATATGTTACAACATCACTCCAAGAGTTGAAGCTGTATCCATGAAGCAATCCTGTCCTATCGAGCATCGTCATGATTTCGTCTGCTACACGCTTGTAAGCGTCCCATCCTACTTCACTTGCTATCTCAACGTCGCCGTAGTTTACTCTCTCTACTCCGAATGTACCGGAGTCTCTGTCTACGGATCTAGCTATTGGTGGTGCTATCTCGGGTGTGCATGTAAAGCCGTCTAGGTCTTTACTGCGATAGCTACAACTGGCAGTGGGTGCAATAGCGAACGCCCTTACCATATT